TGCTCAGCGAGTGTTTTGAGGACTGGGTCGCCCTACGGCCTGGTAGCGTGTACGCTTACCGCGCGAGAGGACACCTCTTCCTTCAGCTCATCTCCTTTGTCTCGCCCACTGCCGCCACTCTGCTCCACGTCCTCCACAACGTCCGTGCCAATGCCCCCAACCACTACCCCCAGGTCGTGGATTACCTCCAAGCTCTCCCAGTCACGCCCCTTAGGCGCACCTGGGACATGGAGGTCGGGGCCCCGGCTTACGTCCCGGAGCTCTGGACTGCCAATGTGCTGCGGCCAGCAACCGACTCCAACTACACCACCGTTCTCAGCCGTACGCTCTTCGTGCAGCTATGCAGCCCCAAAATCGGGTGCCTCATCGATGATCCGCAAAGCGTCATCCGTGCCCGGCTCGAAGGCGCCGCCCGTAGCTTCACCTCGTTCGATTTCGACCCTGAATCCATTTATCTCCACGGTTGGTACCGCAACACCATTGAGTGCGCCATGCATTGGCACCTTGACAACGCTCGCGCTGCCCCCCCTCGCCCTATCTTTTTAGCGGCCGGGTACCGCTTAGCCGACGTCACTCGCCGCCTACCGCAGGGCCTCTCCTTCAAGATGCTCGCCAACCGCCACGCCCCGACCTCACTTCCGCCCAAGATCGTCGCCCACGTCGTCGCCCCGATACCGCCTGCAGTTGCTCCCATGCCTGCGCGCGATGAACCTGCCTCCATCCCCCTGGCCCATGCCGGGCGGCTCATGCGAGAGCACACCAAAATCGAGGACTTTGACGGCTTGCTCGCCTTCTGCCGGCAGTACTCACGTACTCGCTGGACTCCACTGCCCCCCGGCAGCGTTAAGCCCTTCGAGGAGTGGGTCGCGCACATCAACCACCCCGACCACCGCAAGAACGAGCTTCGCAAGGCACATGCCATTGTGACGGCCCGCGGTCTGCGTGCGTCCGACTTCAACACCAAGGCCTTCAATAAGGAGGAATCTTACGAAGACTACAAGCTGCCGCGCAATATCAATGCGCGCTCCGACGCTTTTAAAGTCATGTTCGGTCCCCTCTTTTCGGCCCTCGAAAAACACATGTTCGAACAAGTCGCAAACTCACCTGACCCGGCCGCCATTAAGGGCACCAGTGCCGACCAACGCCCGAAACACCTCGCCTCCTACTATGAGGCCCGCGACGCACGAAAGAGACTTCTCAGCTCTGATCTAAGTGCGGCCGAGGGCTCCCATGGCTCCTTCGGAGACGTCAGAGACCCCGCCAACCAGCTGCTATTCGGAAAAGAAGGCACCTGGGACGATATTATCTTTGACTTCTACCTCTACATGCTACAGTACAATCGCGCCGAGCACCTCCTCATGACCACATGGTTGAAGGAGCTCAAATGCCCCCCACGCGTGACCTGGAAACATGGCTGGATGACCTGGAATCCCTTCGGGGGCCTCTCCAGCGGCGATCCCGACACTAGCCTTCGAAACTTCCTCATGATCACTTTCGGTGTGCGCTTCATAGCCAACCGCAAGTACCTCCTTCACGGCCTCCCTCCTATCCAGCCCTTGGACAGGATCGGGGTCGTCGAGGGGGACGACGGCCTCTGGTACCTCAGCGTCACCCTTGACGAGGAGGACTTCGAGCGCGTCGGCATGACCGGCAAGCTCCTGCCAGCTGACAGTGTCGCCTCCTCCGTTTTCTGCGGCGTCTTTTTC